CCCGTGCTCTGTATCTCAAGCTTTTTAGCGGTGAGATGTTCAAAGGGTTCCAGAATAATACGATCGCTCGGGACCTGGTTATGCGCCGTACCCTCAAGGGCGGTAAGAGTCTGCAGTTCATCTACACTGGACGCACGACTGCTGAGTACCATACTCCTGGTAACAGCATCCTGGGTGACACCAATGGTCGTCCCCCTGTGGCTGAGAAGACCATCACCTGTGATGACCTGCTGATCAGCTCCGCTTTCGTCTACGAATTAGACGAAGTTCTGAGTCATTACGACTTGAGGAGCGAGATCTCCCGTAAGATCGGTTATGCTCTGGCTGAAAAGTATGACCGTCTGATCTTCCGTGCTATCGCTAAAGGTGCACGTCAGGCTTCCCCTGTCCAATCCGTTGGTACCGGTGGTAGCTTGGTGAGCATGGAAGAGCCCGGTGGTACTCAGATCCAAGTCGGTGCTACCGATGACAAGGCTTTTGATGCTGCATCCCTGGTTAACGCCTTCTACGATGCTGCTGCTGCCCTTGATGAAAAGGGTGTTAGCCAAGATGGTCGTGTGGGTGTTCTGAACCCCCGTCAGTACTACGCTCTGATCCAGCAAACTGGTGATTCTGGTCTGATCAATCGTGATGTCCAAGGCGCTGCACTGCAGTCCGGTAAGGGCGTTATCGAGATCGCTGGTATCAAGATCTACAAGTCCATGAACATTCCGTTCCTGGGTAACTACGGTACTAAGTACGGTGGTGCTACTGGTGTGACCTCTCCTGGTAACACTGGTGACTTCGTTGGTAGCGATACTGAGCTGGAAGCCGCAACTGCATCTGAAACTGGTATCAACAACAACTACGGTGCTCAGGCTGCGTTCGATACTTCCTGCGGTCTGATCTTCCAACGTGAAGCTGCTGGTTGTGTGGAAGCTATCTCTCCTCAAGTTCAAGTCACCTCGGGTGATGTCTCCGTGATTTATCAGGGTGATGTGATCCTGGGTCGTCTGGCTATGGGTGCTGACTTCCTGAACCCTGCTGCTTGTGTGGAACTTCACACTGGTACTGCAGGTGCTGCCTTCGGTACTACTTATCCTGCTAACGCCTCCTGATAAGGTTTTAGCGCTTTTTATGGGAGCCTCTTCGGGGGCTCCTTTTTTTTAATTCCTTATTGAGAATTAGTCTTATTATCAATTATGCCTTTCCCTACTACTGGCTCCAACACTGAGCTACAAGCTGTTAATCAGATCCTGGCGTCAGTTGGTCAGGCTCCTGTAAACACGTTAACGACTGAAGAAACTTTTGTACTAGAAAAAACTGACAGTTTTGTTGGCTCTATTAGTGGAACCACTCTTACTACAGAAGAAGATGATATTCCTGTTGGTACGTATATCTCTGGTACAGGTGTAACCCAAGGTACTTCTATTGCTACTGCAGGTGTTGCTCAAGGTACTGATCCAGAAACATATAACTATACTGTTAACATTTCTCAGACAGTAGCTAGTACAACTCTGATTAAATCAGAAGTTTCTTACAAAGTTGAAACTCAAACCAACCCGGACGTTGCGATTGCTTATAACACGTTAACGGAAGTTTCACGGGAAGTACAGTCAGAAGGCTGGTCCTTCAATAGAGAACGTAATTATACTCAACTCCAACCTGATAGCTCTACTAAAAAAATTGCTATCCCTAACAATGCTATTCAAGTAGACCTTAGTCAAGACTACGTAGCTAATTTTGGTCGTAATGCGGTAAACCGTGGTGGTTACCTGTACGACACTATTGGTCACACTGATGTGTGGGATACTAACGAAACTATTTACCTAGATATGGTTTGGGAAATGGAGTATGAATATCTTCCTCAACCAATTCAAGCTTACATTGTAGCACGTGCAGCTGCAGTTTTCTGTAGTCGTACTATTGGTGATCCTAATCAATATCAAATGCTGCAACAGAAAGAAGCGTATACAAGGGCGATGGCTCTTGAATACGAATGTAATCAAAATGATGTAACCATCTTTGGTTCACCTAAGGATGGTAATTACTACCGTAGCTATAGCCCCTTTAACGCACTACTCCGATAATGCCCGCAGTAACTCAACTGACACCTAATTTTCTTGGTGGTGTCTCACGACAAAACGACGACAAAAAATTAGAAGGTCAGGTATCTGAGTGTATTAACGGGTATCCTGATCCGACCTACGGTCTTCTTAAAAGACCAGGTATGAAATTTCTCAGCCTTCTCCGAGATGGAACTGTTGATAATACACCTTACACTAAAACTCAATTAGAAGATAGTACGTGGTTTTCTATTAACCGTGGAGCAGCTACTTCTTACGTTGGTGCTATTAAAGGTACCAATATTTATCTTTGGACTACAGAAGGTGTACCGTGTTCCGTAACAGCTCCTGGTGGAGGTGCTTATAGCACAAGTTATCTGAGTGGTTCTGATTACCACTTCCGTAGTATTCAAGATACCACCATTGTTACTAATCGGGGTGTGACGCCTACCATGCAAGCACCTGGTAGTTACGTTGCTAATTCTGTAGCTACTATTAAGCTGATTAATTTAACTGAAACTTTTGAGTACAGTGTAACTATTCAAGGTATTACAACTACAGTCACTGCTCAAAATGGGGCAACATTTGATGACATGTTGCTGTACGATTCACAAGATGTCAACACTAATCATCATTTAGTTGATGCAATTAGAGCTACCATTTTGGCACAACAAACAGCTAATAATCCTGACTTTGATGGTCAATGGGGTTTAGAAGGTTACACCAATAGTCTTGTTATCAAACGGTGGAACCAGTCTAACGCAGCCGATCAAGTAATTACAGATTACAGCTCTTACCTTGATCCTACTGCCTTTACTATTGAAGTTAAAGGTGGTCTAAACAACGATGCTATTGAAGTATTTGAAGACGAAGTAACTGATGTTTCTAAGCTTCCTGTTGAATCCTTCCATGGTCATCACGTAACTATCCTCAACAGTGATTCTGCTGCTGATGATTACTACGTTGAATACGTTGCATACAACGGACAACGAGGTAGAGGTTACTGGAAAGAAGCACGGGCACGTGATGTGTCTGCTGGTGTTGTAGCATCATCCATGCCCCATCAACTGATTAGAACTGGTGAAACTACCTTTACTTTTGGACCTAGCCCGTGGAGTACTCGGGAAGCCGGAGATGATGTTACTAATCCCCCTCCTTCTATTTTTACTGTTGATACCTCAGTAACACCACATACTTATACAGGTAAACCTGTTACAGCTACGTTCTTCTACAATAACCGTCTAGGATTGTTGTCTGAAGATAACGTTATCTTTGGTGTAGCTAATGATGCTTACAACTTCTTTGGTCGTTCTGCATTAACTCAAATTGATTCAGACCCCATTGATTTGAACGTATCAAGTATTACACCAGTTAAACTGGTTGACGTTCTACCTTCTCCACAAGGTCTTACTCTATTTAGTGAACAACAGCAGTTCCAAGTATTTTCAACTGATGGTAGTATTCTAACACCATCAACAACCCTTGTTCGCACCATTTCTAATTATGAGATGGATCCGACCATTTCACCTGTTGATGTAGGTACGACTGCTATTTTTGTTAGCAAACTCGCACAATACAGTAAGGTATTTTCTATTCAACTACAGGACGTTGAACAGAATCCGATTGTGGTAGACATCAGTAAACCAGTATTGGAATGGATTCCTAATACTATTGACGACCTTATCGTTAGTCCACAAAACTCTTTGGTTGCGTTGGTGGACAGAGATTCGTCTTACATGTACCTGTTCCGTTTCTATAATAATGGTGAACGGAATTTACTTGAAGCATGGACTAAGTGGCAGATTACTAGTACCATTCAGTTTGTTTCCATTGTGAACGATGACATCTTTGTTATCGGTCAGCATGAGGATGAATACACTATTCAATCAATCACGTTGGATGAAATCCCTAACGGTGAGATTGAAGTAACAGGTCCTGGTGTTTATCCTTCAACAATTTCAGGCAACGCTTGTCTCGATTTCATGTCGTTACCTGATTATAATGAAGAAGCAGTTATACCTGTTTCCTATGATGAGACAAACGATGTAACTCAAATTTTCCTACCATTCACACCTATTGCTGATAAAGAGGGTACTGTTTTAGTTACTAAACCTTCCACAAGTGCAGGTTTTTCTGTTCAAGCAGTACCGAAATCTCTTGATAGATCCGGTAGTACTTACTGGTACTTTGAAGTAAAAGGTGACATCACTGAATTTGAAAAAAGTATAGTAGTAGGTTACAGGTATGACTTTGAAGTAACTCTACCTACATTCTATTTCCGCCGTAATGAAACCACCACAGACTACACTGCAGCTTTGACTGTTGCACGTGTCAAGTTGTCTGCAGGTAGATCTGGTGCTTTAACGTTTAAAACACGACTTGGAAGTTCCAAAGAATGGATTGACGTTAAAGAGGTGACTACCATTAACGACTACGAAGCGACGGGTAATCCTGTTAAGTCTGAGTTTCTGTTTGTCGTCCCCATCCATCAACGTAATACTAATTTTGAACTTAAAGTGACAAGTGATTTTCCGTATCCTGTATCGTTGGTGTCAATGATGTGGGAGGGTAACTATTCTCCACGACAGTATAGGAGGGCTTAATGTTTGACTTTGAATTTAATCCAAAAGGGCACAGCCTTCTAGATGATCAGCTGGCTGAGTCAGGCTTGGAGATGAATATTTTGCCTGCTATTTTTGCTGGAGTCTCTGCGGTTGCATCTATTGCTGGAGGTATCAGTGCTTCTCAACAAGCTCAAAGCCAAAACGAGCAAGCACAAGCTAATGCTGACGCTCAAAGGCAAGCAGCTCAGAGATCAGCAGCTGCTCAAAACGAATACAATCGAAAAGTATTTGAAGCTGAGAAACAAAACTACTACAACTTTCGTAAGTATGAATATGATACTGCGGTAAGGAGTTGGCAGTATAATCAAAGTCTTCAAGATTTTCAGTATCTACAAGCAGTCAACCAGTACAGTACGTCTATTGAAAACACACGTAATCAACTGACGTACAATAACATTGCGGCGATTCAAGCACGTGAGTCTGAACAGGCTGCTCTTAATGAAATCATGTCTGAAGATGCCTTTACTCGTGAAGGTCTTCTGATTGATCAACTAAAGGCAGAAGGTAGAGCTAGTCTTGGTCAAGCTGGTCGTTCTAGGACTAAAGCTCTTCAATCTACTATTGCAGAGTTAGGACGTAACACCGCTGTTATGGATGCTAGTTTATCGAGTTCGGTGGAACAGATGCAGCGTAACATGCGTGACATTGGTTTGCGTAAGTACGGAGCCGATGAGCAAGCACGTGCGGCGATGATGATTCGCCCTGAGACGCTGCCTGATATCCCTGCACCTACTATGGCACCTGAGCGTATCTTTGTAGAGCCGTTGGAAGTACAAGCTCAGTACGTCCCTGAACCTATTAAACAAGATACTTTGTCACCTATTTTTGGTGGTATTAGTAGTGCTGCTGGTAGCCTAGCTAGTGTGAATTGGGGTGGTAATCCTAGCGTTCCGCCGCCAACTAACAATCCGTATGCGGGTACGACACCTGCAAGTTACTTTACTAACCCAAGCTACGGGTCAGCAGTCTCAAACTCTTTCTCTGGTGCTTTTACAAACTCTCCGTTTGCCACCCGTACTAGCGCTCTTTTTTAATTAACTATGGCACGAGCACAATACAGAAGAGCCGCTCAGCCTGGTGGGTTTAAACCAGTTCAAGTAGGCGGCCAAAATATCGCCCGAATGAGGGAAGAAAGCTCCCGAGTTGCAGAAGGAATGCGTACAGCACGTAATGCTGAGATCGAAGATCGTAAGCGTATTCTTTCTCAAATGCAAGAGGATGCTGAATACACCCGTCGGGCAGAAGAAAAAAATGCAGGCATTCGTACTAGGAATGCTGAAAATGAATTAACTCAACTACGTTCAGAGGCAGCAGTAGCTCAACAACAATTTAATATTGACCAACAAGCTGCTGCAACTATGTTTGGAAGTGTAGCAACTTTGAGTGCTACTGCTGGTAAAAAACTGAAGGAACTTGAGGACCAACGGTTTGAAGAAGATCGTCAACGGGCGATCATGGAATTTGATCCGACTTCTCCTACCAATATCAATCAAGTTGCTGGAGAAGCTGCACTTCAAGCTGATGAAGAACTACGTCAAGGTGCACTTGATGGTGTTCTTGTTAGGGGTGGTAACCCTTTAGCTGTTGCACAAGCACGTGCAATGAGCCCAGGTTATCGTTATGGTTTAGCACAAGCTAAAGCTAATTACCTTCTGACTACTGTCTATTCCCAAGAGCTACAGAAAGCACGGATGGAGAACGCTGATTCTCTACAAACCGCTGCTGATAATTCCGAGTTTTTGGTTAGGTTTAAGCGTGACTTTTTACAACGCAACGATCTTCTTAGGTACAAACCTGAGATGATCCGTGATGGTCTAACTGCAGTTCAAAATCTTCATCAAGGTATTCTTACAAACGCCAGAACGTTTGAAGAAAAAAATCTCTACCAGATGATGGATGAGAATGCTACGACTACTCTGACAAACAACCCAGCTGCCTTTAATCAAAACATTCTACCTGCTTTTCGTAGTTGGGCACGTAACCCCTACAAAGGTGGTTTTGAATATGCGTTGAAGAAGTTTGAAGATTTAGCTACTGTTAGGAATCCTGATGGTACGTACATGTATTCTATGGAGCAGCTTGGTCAAGCAGTTCTAAAAGAAAACGGTAAACAGTTTGCAGATGACAATCCTGGTCGTTTTGCAGCAATGAAATCAAGACGTTACAATAGTACGATTGATTACGAAAACACTCAGGACAACCTTGAAAAAATATCTTATCAAAGAGACCTAGAACGTATTGTCACTGGGCTTACAAATGACCCTTCCCGTGCAAATGCTGACAAAGCTTTAGAGTTTTTCCGCAAAGAATATCCAACTAGACCTGTACCTCAAGTCCTTACTAACATTCGTAAAAACTACACTTACGATGCTGTTGAAAAGGCAAAAGCAGTACAAAAGTTTGAATCTATTCCAGACGGTTTTATTACTCAACAGGCAGTTGATGCCCTTTCAGCTCTTGATCACACCGCAGGTAAGGCGTTAGAAAAACGGTTTGAAGCTCAAGAACGTAAATATAATAGTGGTGTCTTTAAAGAGTACTCTGATGCTTTTAAAACAACCGCTAACGGTGTAACGGCTTTTGGTTCTAACAAACCTAATAATGCCACTAGTATTTTTCTGCAAACTCACATGAGAGCAGAATACCGTAAACGAGTTGATCGAGCAGTAGCTCAAGGTGAAGAGTTTAATACAGCCGCAGCTAGGGTTGCTAAAGAAATCGAAGACGAGGTAGCTAACAAAAAAGGTAAGTTTAGGCAAGAGCGTCCTGAACCTGGGCGTCCTCCTGTTTACCCGGAGTTGATGAAACAGCCTGAAAGTGCAGCAGCACGTCAAGCTGAAGCAAAACGGCGCTATGACGAGATCCGTACTAGCATCGGTGAACACGGTCTTGAACCAACTTTAGAAAGAAAAGGATCTATTATTCGTTCTAGGGAAGAAGCAGAAGCGCTTCGTGCTAGGATGATGAAACCTGGGTTTACTCCTCCTGCTATCTTCAAAGCTATTGCAGGTTACACTAATGGTTATGACATGATGGTCATGATCAATAAGCAACTTGAAGCACAAGGCGTACCTGCAGTTCCTCCAACTCCTTCTCTTGATCACGTTGATAAAAACGTAAGCCCTTCGTTTAAAGCTTTACTGTATAAAACTCCTAGCTTTAACAGATCAGCTAGAGGTTTAGGGAGTACTAATATGTTCACACCTGCTATTGTCCCACAAAACATGGGAGCAGTTATTCAACAAGATTCTCAAGCTGCTGGAGTTAATCCTTCTTACACTTCGGCTTTGTTTGAAGTTGTTGGGCAGTATACTCCAGATATGCCGGTTAATTACGCTACTCGGTTGAAAGAAACGAATAGCCCTGTGGCTGCTGCTATCTCTTTCTTTGCTGACCAGGGTTACACCGGGCAAGCACTGATGAATAAACAGAAAGAGTTTGCTATTGCCATGTATAAATATGGTGGTGGTATTGAGGCTCTTAACATGGTACGTCGTGGTGGTTTTACTGAAAAGACGGTACAACTTGTTCACGGTAACGAAGCTTTAATAGCTTATAAAGGTGGTGCGGATGGACGTGCAGTGTTTTACGATAAAGCACTCCATAGTGGTGCAAATGAACACGTACATGCTCAACTAAAAACCAAAGAAGATGTAGCTGCTTTGAAGCAAAAAGCTTCGACAACTATCGATCCATTTAGTGGTAAACCTTATCGAATCACTAGTGAGGCGCGACCTGGTGATCCAGGTGCTCATGGCTCTGGATTAGCATTAGATATTGCTCCTCCTCTTGATTTACCTGTACAACATGAACCTGCTTGGTATCATGAATTCTTTAGACAAATGGGTATGAACCCTTTCCAAATTAAGTAACTAAACTATGGAATACGATCCTACAGAGATGTATAGGGTCGATCCTGGAGAAACGGAACTTACTGATGAGTTCCAAGCTGAGATGGCGCTTGAGCGGCAGGCTAAACAAGAACAAGCTGCTCAAGCCGATCCCACACTTCCAGGTGAAACTACCCCTACGGGGGGACAACCTACTACAACTCAACAACCTACGCAACCTACGGGTAGCGAAAAAGAACAACAGTTCCCCTGGGAAGAAGGTTACGATCTTGGTGACTACGCTCGTCAAACTGCAGAAGGTGCATTTGCTGCTCCTGCTGGTATGTTGGACTTTGGTGTAGATGTCATTAACAAAGTTAGTGGTCAAAATTTTCAAAAACTCCCAGAGTTTCAAACAGATCATTTTCAAGCACTTCGACAAATCTCTTCGGTTGTCCTACCTACTCTAGGTCTAACTAGGCTTGGTATGGGTGGTGGTGCTGCAGCTCATGGGCGTATCGGATGGAGTTTAGGTAACAACGCTTTTGTTAAAGCTGTTTCAACTCTTGGTGTAGAAACTGCAGCTGGTGTCACTGTTGGCGCAGTTAGTAGTGAGTACACTGAAGATAACCTCACTGGTTCGTTGAAACAAGCGTGGCCTAAAACTTGGGATTTTATTCCTGATTGGTTAGCTACTCTAAAAGACGAGTCGCCTGACTTGAAGCGTAAAAAGAATATGTATGAAGACGTTGGTATGGGTACTGTTACCAGCCTCGCTCAAGGTATGGTTAAACTTGGTAAAGCCATGGCTAACGCTGCCAGCAGTCTTCGTAAATCTAATCGTCTAGTGGGTGAAACTCCTCAAGCCCGCGCTTGGCTAGAAGGTAACACTCCTAAAGCTCTTTCTGATGATCCTGAAGAAGCAGTGCTTCAATCAGTTGTTAAACAGGAAGATGCATTAGATGAAATTGGTTATTACAACATGAGTGAAAATCCAAACATGGATGTACCACTTAAAGGTGTGCATGACATGTTTGACTACAGTGAACTTGGTGTTCGTACTGTAGATGATTTTGGTGTTGTTGGCGCGTCTATTGACCAAGCACGTATTGCTCGAAACCTTGATACTGTTGATGGTCGTATTGGTAATATGATCTCTGAACCTGCTCTTAAGTATGCTCTCCGTAGTGGTGAGAATGCTCAAGACATTGTTCTTGGTCTTGCTGATCAGCTCCATCAAGCCGGTCGTATTGGTATGGAAGGTGCTAACTGGAAAGTCACGTTTGACGATGTAATTGATGCAAACGAAAATCTTGCTATCCAGTTGTTTGATCCTCGCATGAGTAAAACTGAAGTACGTCAAATCCTTGAACCGTACATGACTCGTGATGCCTCTGGTAAAGAGGTTCTTGCAGAAGAAGGGTTTGCTATGGCTGCTAAGGCTCTCCGGGGCTTTGGTTCGGAGCTTACTAGCATGGATGTGGCACGTGCTCAATCGTTGCTGGCTGGTTCCTTGTCTGGACGTATTGCTGACCTTGCAGAAGGTAGCCGTTTGATGGAAGGTACTGCTGGGGTTGAAGCAGCACAAGAGAAGGTTATTGATTTGATGCAATATCTTTCTCAATTATCTGGTTCTGCTAAATACTACAAGAACCGTAAAGCTAATCTAATTCAATTTATTAAAAACGGATTTAAGAACATCGAAGGTTACAACGCTGCTTCTGTTGAACAGGCTGGTGAAGTAGCACAAAAGGTGTTCCAAGACTCCCAACGGTTTGCCAACACTTTGCGTCAGATTGCCTACAACCAACCACGGTTGATGGAAGAGTTCTTGATGGCTTATGAGGTTACTGACGGTAGCATTGATACCATTGTTAAAATGAATAACTGGATCTCAGGTCAAACTCTGGATCTGGGTAAAGCTTTTATCAATTTAAATCCTGAAGTAGAAAACAAACTAGTTGCTGGTGTGTGGTCTACTATTTATAACGGTATGCTGTCTGCATTTGTGACTCCTATCCAAGCACTTGTTGGTAACTTTGGTGGAATCATTTCTCAACCTGTTTCCCACTTTGCTGGTGCTATGCTGGACAAAGATTTTAAAGCAGTTCAACGTGGTTGGGTCGCCTACACTTCTCTTGGAGAAACCTTGAAACGTGCTCTACCTTATGCTGGTAGTCTATTTATGAAGGCTTCACGAGAACCTGATGCTGTTCGTGGTGCAACTAGACTTGATTTGCTGCTTCAATCTGAAAAGCAAATGGAGTTTTTACAAACTTCTGCACGTAGACAAGCAGCTGAAGGTAATGAAGGTTTGCAGTACATTGTGAACCAAATTGAGATGCTAAATGATCTTGCTAAGGATCCAGTTCTGCGTTTTGGTCCTAATGCCATGACAGCACTTGACGGTTTTACTGGTGTATTTAATGCATCGGCTGAAGCCCGTTTCCGTGCTATGGATGAGCTGATCGCTGCTGGTAACCCTATTACTAAAGAAAACGTCAAACCTATTGCTGATAAGTACTATAAGCAAATGTTTGATGAAACCGGAATGATCAAAGATGAGGCTGTTAAGTATGCTACCAATGAGATGGCACTTAACCTTGATACTCCCTTGGCATCTGGTCTTAGTGGATTGATCCAACGTCTTCCTGGTTTACGCCCGTTTATGTTCTTTCCAACTGTGGGAATGAATGTGATTGACATGGGAGGTAAGTACAATCCGTTGTGGACACCTTTCCAACGTGATGTCAATGAATTGGCTCATGTCAAACTTCAAGATTTGCTGGGTGATGAAGCTCGTATTGATGAGATGCTGAGTGCACGTGGTATTGATGTTGACAGCCTTGACTCTATTGCTAAGCAGAATAAGATTGCTGATCTTAAATACACTACTCGTGGGCGTAAGGCAATTGCTGGTTTGACTGTAGCCAGTACTGTTGGTCTGGTTATGAATGATCGCATTACTGGTGATGGTCTTTATGACAAAGAAGCTCAACGTAACCGTGTTAAACAAACTAATTGGAAAAAGCGTTCTGTCAAAGGTCTAGACGGCAGATACTACTCTTATGAGTGGCTTGGCCCGTTGGCAGATTGGATTGCCTTTACTGTTAACGTTGTCGATAACTTTGACATGCTTGGTGAAGCAATGACAGAGAAGTTTTTGGAGAAGTCAACTTTTGTGTTGGGTGCTGCTCTAACTGATCGTACTGCTTTGTCTACGCTACGTCCGTTGGTTGAAATGGCAGCTGGTAATGGTTTTGAAGCTAATCGATGGTCGGCTGGTTTTGTCAATAGTCTCGCACCTTTGTCTGGTCAACGGCGTGAATGGTCCCGTATCTTTAGTGAAGGTATGAGGGAAGTTGATAATGATTTTATCAGCTACCTGGAAAACGCTAATAGCTTTATGGGTGAGCTGGATCCTAGTAACCGTAATCCTTATGTTTATAGCCCTGTAAGTGGTAAAAAAGCAAACGGTTATGGATTCCTACAACGTTTGTACAACGCTTACTCTCCGTTGAAAATCCATGATGGACAAACGGATGAAGAACGGTTCTTGCAAGAAATAGAGTATGATGTCTCTACTTCGTTTAAAACCAAAGATGGCGTCAAGCTAACTAGGGATGAACGCTCTGAACTCTTCCGTATTATGGGAGAAGATCAGATCTTTGCAGCTTCTATCCGTGAAATTATGCAAGATGCTGGTGACTGGGAGAGTATTGCTAAACTTAGAAAGCTTCGTAGATTACCCAATCTTACTACGTCTGATGAAGTACCGCTTAAACAATGGCATGATATTCATGTCCGTTTAGGTGAAGCTCAACGAGCGGCTGAATCTTTTGCTTATGCACGTATGGATGCAGACATGTTTGCTGCAATTGAGCTGCGTCAGGAAGAAAAAATACTGAGAGAAAAAGCCGCAGTTCTCGGTGAATCACTTGATCCTACTCTATCCATCCGTAACTAAACCCAATAACCTAACCATTTAATTATGGCTACAACTGATATTACAATTACGGTACAAACGTCAACAAATACGTTTGCCTTTCCGTTCCCATATCTAAAAACTGAAGATGTCCGGGTAGAGCTACAAGAATTTGATACTACGGTTGGTGTTGATGAACCTTTAATTAGTACATCAGAATCTACTAATTTTATTATTCCACCCGCTAACCCTACTACTATTGAATTTAGTGCATTAGGCGCAGCCACTATTTATCAAAATGCTGATGGTACTGTTAAAGTAACTTCAGACAATGGTTATCAAGTACGAGTACGTATTTACAGAAACACTCCAGCTGATGCTACTCCTGCTACGTTCTTTGCTGGTTCTGCTGTACGTGCAAAAGACCTGAACGATAACTTTGAAAAGATCCTGTATATTATGCAGGAGCGTCAAAACTTCCTTTCAAATATTATTGCAGGTCAATTCCCGACTGGAGGTATTAACACTTCAGCATTGGTTGATGATGCTGTAACGGCAAGTAAGTTGAGGGATGACCCCACTATTGACAGTAACCGTTCTGTAACTACCAATCACATCCGTGATAACGCGGTTACAATGGATAAGCTGGCAAGTGGTCCACTTCCTACTAATGTTACTATTACCACTAATAACATTAGTGATGGCACTATTGTCAATAATGATATTAGTGCCTCAGCAGCTATTGCTCAAAGCAAATTAAATTTGTCTATTACTGATTCAGAGGTTAATGCTAGTGCCGCTATTGCTGGTACTAAGGTGTCTCCAGATTTTGGTAGTCAAAACATAACGACTACTGGTAATGCAACTATTACTGGTACAGCTACTCTTAGTGGTTTGATTTATCCTACCAGTGATGGTGCTTCTGATGAAGTACTGAAAACCAATGGTTCTGGTACTTTAAGTTTTGGAACAATTTTAACAGTTCCTGCGGGTGCAGTATTTTATCTTGCAACTAGCACTGCACCAACTGGTTATTTAAAAGCTAATGGTGCTGCTGTTAGTCGTACCACTTACGCTGATTTGTTTGCAGCTGTAGGGACAACTTATGGCAGTGGTGATGGTTCTACTACGTTTAACCTTCCTGACCTTCGTGGTGAGTTTCTTCGTGGTTGGGATGATGGCCGTGATGTAGATGAAGATCGCGTGTTTGGTTCGTTCCAGGATTTCCAACTTGCAGAGCACAACCATGGTCTCACTAACGGAACCAACCAAGTAAAATATACTGGTGCGGCTTCTGGATTTCCTAACCTTGGACCAGGATCGCCAGAGTCTTATAAGTTATCATTTTCCACTATAAGTGTAAATAACCAAGGCGGCGCTTCCAACAACGGTGAGTCTCGTCCCCGCAACATCGCACTTCTTGCTTGTATTAAGTACTAACCATGAAAATTTATCATTATAACCCTAATACTGGTATTTACGTTGGCGAAGGTGTTGCGGATGAGTCACCCCTTGAACCGGGTGTATGGTTGATTCCTGCTAATTCCGTAACTACTGCGCCTCCTGATGCTGGTGAGGACCAATTTGTTGTTTTCAATAATGGAGCTTGGGAAGTTAATACTGTCCCGGAACCGGAACCCGAACCTGAACCTGAACCCGAACCTGAACCGCCAACACCACAACAATTACGTCAATGGGCTTTCCAACAAGAGGCTGATCCAATTTTTTTCCAGGCTCAACGTGGTGAAGCATCAATGAGTGATTGGTTGACTAAGGTTGAAGAAATCAGGCAACGTTACCCTTACCCAGCTGCTAACTAACACATTTAACATTTAACAATGGCACAACTTAATTTTACTGATCGTGTAGAGCCTCTTGGTCAAGCTGGTAC